TACAGATGGTTCAGATACAATATTAACATTTAACGCATCAGGAAGTTACACAGGATAATATGGCACACTTTGCAAAATTAGGAGTAGGAAACATAGTTGAACAAGTAATTGTAGTTCATAATTCTGTAATCACAGATGAAAATGGAATTGAACAAGAAAAACTTGGAAACGATTTTATTAATAAACTTTACAACACAAGAGATGTTTGGAAACAAACTTCTTATAATGGAAGTTTTAGAAAAAATTATGCAGGAATTGGTTTTCAATACGACCAACAAAGAGATGCTTTTATCCCACCTAAAAGGTTTGACTCTTGGATATTAAATGAAACAACTTGTCGTTGGGAATCTCCAATACCTTATCCAAATGATGAGAATAGGTATAATTGGAACGAACAAAATCAATCTTGGGATTTAATAGAGTAACCTCAAAAAGACCATAAGTCTTTCAGGGGTTTGACTTTCCCAGTTTTCTTTGTAATAATATTTTATGAATATCTTTATTGCTATTCCATGCTATGGGAGTAGCATTAGCAATACCACATTTCATTCCATATTAAATTGCATAAAACCATTAAACGATCTTGGACACAATCTAACCATTAGAACCTTACCAACAGAAAGTTTAATCAATAGAGGTAGGGATAAATTTGTAACTATGTTCTTAGATGATAAGGAATTTAAAGGTACGCATTTATTATTTATTGATGCTGATATTGGTTTTAGCTTTGAAAATATTAAACGATTAATTGATTTTGATAAACCAGTTGCAACCTGTACCTATCCTGTAAAAGCATATTACTGGGAGCAGCTATATAAAGTTAAAGATAAAGATAAGGTTAATGCTGATAATGTTAAAGATTACCTACTGCAGTTCAATGTTAATCTATATCCTAATGTTGAATTAAAGGATGGATTTGCAAGGGTAAAGGAAAGTGCGACAGGATTTATGATGATTAGACGTGAGGTGTTTACGACAATTATGGATAAGCATCCGCATCTTAAATACAAACCAGATCTAAGAACAGGAATAGAAGGATCAGAGAATGCTTACGATTTCTTTCCTGTTGGGATTTACAAAGAGAAAGATGGTGTGCAAAGATTTCTTTCTGAGGATTATTACTTTTGTAGATTATGGGAGGAGTGCGGTGGCGAGATTTGGACTGATATATCAACAAATATTACACACTTGGGAAGTACCGAATATTCTGGTAAGATGATAACTCAACTAAACAATAAATAATATGACTATATTTATTATTGGTTTAATAGCTGGAATATCTGTAGGTTATTTCTACAAAGATAAAATCACTAGCATTGTCGCATCTATTAAATCATACTTGAATCTATAATAATACATACCACATACGCTCCATTAACTAATGGAGAATATGATGTACAATTATTCAGATATTAAAAATTACTGGAATAAGTTTATGAATGATTATGCAGAAGATGTTAAATCTTTCTGGAATAATTATTTTGAAGTTGTTTCTAAAGCATATAAAAAATAAATAAATTTTACTTATAAAACAAAAGTTTATAAAAAATAATTTTATTTACTTATGAGATAATTAAACTTATCTCGCCATTGCCAAACCAACTATAGGAGTTAGCATGGCAAAAAAACCTAAAACAAATCAAGAGCTGGTTGATGAAATCAGAGATCTTCTTGACAAGTTAGAGAACAACATCTGGGAAGAAAAAGAAAACTCTTCAGATGATGACTTCGAAAACGATGAAGAAGACTATGAAGACGAAGATGAGGATGATAACTAATCTTTATTCTTGATACCTATAGGGGAGATTTAACCCTCCCCTATGTAAAATAAATAAAAAAAATAATCTCTTTTATTTATCCACATTTGCTGTATGCAAATCAGCATGAAATATTTATTAGTATTTACTATTTGCAGTATGATGGATGGATCTTGCCTACCAATCAAATCCACAGGTAAAACCTTTGATACTTTCAAACAATGCTCTTTAGCAGGGTATGAAATGATCCATATCTTTGCAAAGGAGTTTGATAAGGATATGTTTGAAAAGATAAGACCAGCATTTATGTTTGATTGTAAGGATATTATTACATCCTAATACACCTATTAATTGACTTTCTAAAAACCACTATATATTGTGCCTCAATGAAAAAGAAACACAATATAAGCAACACCTCAGTCAGATTATCTGCACATGAGAAGTTATGTGCTGAACGTATGAAGCAGCTTATTAAATCCATTGATGAACTTCGAGACGATGTAAAGATGCTCAGAGACGATATGAATAAAGGCAAAGGTGTAATAGCATTTCTTGTGATAGTCGGTGGAATTGTAACTGCGATTGTGAGTTTTTTTCAGTTTAGATAAACAACTCAGTACCTAATGAGAAAGTCAGACAAGGGGTTAGTATCAGAGGCTTTAGCTCAAGCATATTTTGCAAAAGATCCAAACCTATTAGTGTTCACAGCTCTTGGTGGTATTGGTCCAGTTGATTTAGTTGTTTATAATGTTAAAACAAAACAATATACCAACTATGATATTAAAACTGTATCCTATAGAAAAACATCAACTAAATATTCTCATAATAAAAATGATCGCATCAACAGATCCCCATCTAAGAAACAAAAGGATATGAATGTTAAGATTGTCTATGTGTACGAAGATGGTAAAATATTAATTCCATGACATACGAAGGTTTAAAAGCTAGAATTAAAAAACACGAGGGTTATCTTGGTAAGGTTTATGTTGATTCATTAGGCAAAAGAACTATTGGCTATGGACATTTGCTTACAGAGGATGATGATTTTGTTGATGGTGTTATCTATGACAAAGATATACTTGAAAAATTATTTGAAAAGGATTTTCAGATAGCTGTTCAGGGTGCGACAGAATTATTAACTGGATATACAGTTGCTCCACTTGCAAAAGAAGTAATTATTGAGATGGTATTTCAGCTAGGAAAAACTGGTGTTTCTAAGTTTAAAAAAATGTTTGAAGCTCTTAAAGAATATAATTATACCATAGCTGCTAAGGAAATGTTAAACTCAGTTTGGTATAGACAAACACCAAGCAGATGCGAAGAGTTGTCAAACATGGTTAGGAGTTGTGCTTAATGTGGTGGAATTTAATACCTACAATATTTAAAACTGGTGCTGAGATTTATAAGAACCACAAGCAATCAGAACTTTTAGAATCTGAAGCTGAACGTAGATACTTTGAACGTATGGCTAGAGGTGAGATCGAGTATCAACGAGATGTATCAGATCAGCAAGACAAAACCTGGAAAGATGAATTTGTTTTAATTGTAGTATGTATTCCAATTTTAGTTTTATCGTATGCAATATTTACTGACGACCCATTAATAAAATCTAAATTAGATTTATTCTTTGATTACTTTGGCAAATTCCCTACTTGGTATCAATGGTTAATCGTAGGAATCTTTGGTGCAATCTATGGATTAAAACCAACACTAGATATATTTAAAAAATGAGTGATCAAATAACTACAATGTTTGCTCAGTCTTATTCTAAAAAGAAACCTACATTGACATCGCAACAAGGATCAAATGTAAAAGTTAAATTTATTAAATCTAAAAAACTATCCAAGCCTATGTGTGGCTGCGGTTGTAATGGCTAAGAAATATCTAGAAAACAAATTCATTAAACCACCTAAACGTAAACGCAAAGGTAGGCACACCAAGAAAGTAAATAAATCTAAAACGTATAAGAACTATGTTGGACAGGGAAGACTTAAGTAAACCCATCAGTATAAATAAATCTGATTGCATATACAAGTTGATGAATGGAATATGTTGTTTGTTAAGTAGTTGTAAATGTGCTACTGTAAACAAAGAGTGTTATTTTTATAATTTAATTGATGAAGATGACTATAATCCTTTTAAATGGATGGGTGAATGATTACATATCGAGGTGAAAAGTTTTCAGGTTATAATAAACCTAAATCCACACCAGGCAAGAATAAGAAATCCGCAGTTCTAGCAAAGCAAGGCAATCAAATAAGATTGGTTAGATTTGGTGATCCTAATATGACCATTAAAAAAAACATACCAGCGAGACGTAAATCCTTTAGAGCTAGACATCGCTGTGCCACAGCTACCAACAAACTATCTGCTAGGTATTGGTCTTGTAAAGCATGGTAATTTCTTTAATTTGTATTTTAAAATAAATTTTATTTAAAAAAGTCTTCCAAATTTAAACGTATATAAGTTTCTTGAGGTGGGTGCTAGGGTAAGTACCCCCTAATTTTAGGGGGTACAAAGTTTTAAGTTTAGTTAGTGGCTCTCTTTAATTTAGATTTATATTTTTTAAGAAAAGTATTTGCTAGTTTTATTTTTCTTTCCCATTTTAAAACAGCCATTCTAAGTTTTGTAATCTTCATTTCTTTCTTCTGATCTGAAGACAATTCTGCTTTTGGTTTCTGTTTTAACTTTCCATTTAACCAACCAGATTGAATGACATGTCTTATCATCTGTCCCTCAAACTCTGCTTGTAAAGCACAATGATCAGGAAGACTTGGACTCCTATATCTAAAGAGCTTGTGTGCTAAGTCATGTATCAATCTTCTCCATCCTCTATTTAATGAAGAAGAATCTCCTGATAAACAAACCCAACATTTTCTTATATGAAGATTAGTTGGATAGTTTCCATACCTTGATGGAGCAGCATCTTTTTTATTGCCAAACTTTTTAGCTAATAGTCTTGATGCTTTTCTTGCTTCATCATTAGTAATGTAAGGCAAGTTATCTGGTAAGATAGAATTAGCTAAATCATTATAAGATTTAATTAAATTTTTCTTATCAGATGTTTCTCTCATTTGTTTCATGTTTTACCTTTTGTTGTTTTTTTATTATTTAGGTAGTATACCATATCGGTTATATTAGTTCAACAATTATTTTTTCAATAAATTTTTTTTCAAACCATTTTATTAAAAACTAGACGACAAAAGTTTTAGGGTGTATGCTGGTTGAGTGCGACAATTTTGTACAAAATGTTTTTTTTAGAAAAATAAAAAATGCCAAGAGCTAAAAAGATTTCCATAAGAAAATGCGGTAACTGTAATTGGTGTGGAAAAGAACTATTGTCAAATATGGGTGGTTGGATTATCAATGCAGAACGTAAACACTTTTGTCATGGTATTGATCATACCTGTTTTGATGAGTATTTAACTACCATTAAATCAACAAGAGAGAATACTAAACCAAACGCTAACTTTGACAAGTTAAAAGAAATATATATAGAATATCTTAAACGTGGTAAGCGTTTTAATAATAGGTAAATATATGCAGAAAAAAAAGAATGGTAAAAAAAAGAATGGATTTCCTGACTTAACTGGAGATGGCAAAGTAACTTTTGCAGACATCTTGAAAGGTAGGAAGGTTATTGGTAATGGTAAAAAAGGCAAATCATTAATGAGTTAATAATATGAAATCTAAATATCACACTACTCAAGAAGGTAAGAAAGCTCGTAAAGGTTTATACTATAATATAAACCAACGTAAGAAAGCTGGTACATCAAGAAGTAAATCAGAATCTACAATTTCTAAAAAGTCTTATCGTTCTATGTTGGCAGGATTTAAAGGCTGATCAATTTTTCTTAAAGCAAATTGATTATATATCTGTAAGTATCTTTCCCAAACATAGCTACCATCAAACCAAAAAGATTCTTTTCTAGCTTTCATATTAGTATGATGGATCATAGTTGTATGATCTCTATCAGATAGTATCTGACCAATGTTAGGTAAAGACATTGGTGTTAGTTCTCGTAATACATTTATAATAATAGATCTCGCAACCACAAGCTCACGTCTTCTACTGCTTGAAAGTATATCCTCAACAGTAACAAAGTTTAATTTTGCAACCTCAATTAAAATATCATTAATGTATGGATTAACTTTAATTACAGATATTCTTCTTTTCTTTCTTGCTGTGTTAATGTTGTTAGTTCTTGAACGCATGTGCTGCATTGCAAGACGATAACCAACCTTAACTCCTAATCTAAAATTAGTTTTTTCTGTTGCTGTTAGATTTTCGTGAATGGTAGTTTTTAGACGTTGCTTAACATCACTTATCCAAGTGTCCCTTAACATAGTCAATAGTTTCCTTTCCTGTTGTTTACAGTTTTGTTTAGCGTAATTACTTACGCCATTATTTTTTCTTTTGTCTGCTCTATTTCAAAGATTAATTTCTTTGAATCAGCCAAGTATTTTAAATACTTATACTGATAGCTTAGAGCCTTCTGATGTTTCTTCTCTTGAAGATCTCTCAGCTTTTGCAGACGAGATTTTAGTTCTTCCAACTAAATCCTCCTTCTGTTTTATGTTAGTAAAAACTGTTCTGACATTTGAGACTTGAACATCAATCACTACACCTTCGGCAGCTGGATTTGATGCAGTTTCAATACTGTCAAATTCTTCTATATACTTAAAAGAACACTCACAGTTTTTAACTCTCACAATCTTACTCACTTTTATCCTTTTTGGCAATAGTATTTTGTCGTATTTGTTTTGTCATCTTTGTGTAGATGGATAGATCGTCATAGTTATCTGCCTTATAATTCTTGGTGCAACGATATAGTTTTAATGCCATCATTAGATGACCAACATCCTGTGGTTCTAATACTTTCTTGAGCTTATCAAAAAGAATAATGGTAAACATCTCAGCAAGTATAGAGAAGTTTTCATTGTAATCTCCATAATCTTGTTGCCTATCTTTAATTATTTTTCTTTGTATCTCTTCCTCTAATTGAACGAAATCAGTCATTGTAATCTATTTGTTTTACTCTCTGCGGTGGGAAAACAACTAAGAAAGGATTGGCTGACAAAGGGGAGAGCCAATAAAAACCCACCGCAAAGAATGAATAACAGTATTTAGCTGTTATTAGTATTGCCTATTACCATAGGATCTAGCACCTGAAAAGGATTTCTTTTGAAATCCACCAGTTTTAAAAGATCCTTGACCAGCATTTGCTGTCTTAGCATTATCTTTTCTAGATAATACAACAGTATATCCACCAGTTGCGTTGCCTTCTATGTCGATTCCATCGAATGCTGCATAGTCGTACCAAACGCCACCAATGTTTGCATTAATCTTCCAGTTTTTTCCTTCTGGAGCTTTTGGATTATTCGGTGCTACAAAAGTTGGAAGATTGTCGCCTTGCTTTTTATTTAGATTAGGGACAAGATTTAAATATATCTTATCCTTTACTTGATCGTTCATTTATACCTCGTTATGTTTTTTAATCTCAGCACGTTTATTTTCAAACGTATCTACTATACGTCTGTAGGTGCTAAGATCATTTGATTTATTAACCTGATCAATTAATTGCTTGTTAGCTTTCCATAAGAAATCTAACTTAGCAACGTGAGGTGCATAACCTACACGCTTAATCAGATCATCAACTTCAAATGGATCGTATCTTGATTTACCATTGGAAGTATCTTTGCCATTTACTTTGTGAACAGGAATATCTAATTCTTTATATTCCTCTGCTGAGGTTATATCCTCTAACAATATTCCAAGAAATGACATTGCTCTTGTGATTGCAAATGTTTCTGCTATTTCAATATAGCCAGGTTTATCCCTGTACTGTTTCGAATACCCAGTAGAAAGCACTTGTTCTGGATCAAACTTTGTAAGTACACATTTCATAATCACATAGTTTGGGGAGTGTTCAATCATTACACAATTAATCCCAAGCTCAGTTCCAAAAACTTCTCTAAAGTATTTAATCTTGGACCAAGCTGATACAGTTCTTTTACCATGTTGATTAATGTAAGTTCCATGTTCAGCACATAGATCATTAATCAATCGTATCTTATCTTTCATGTTTTCCTTTCTTTGTTTTCTTCATAACTACAAGAATACAAGGCAACCTCTTTTGATTTATAAAAGATGCCAATCTTATTCCTGAGATTTGAAACGCCAACATACGTCAGCCTATCAAATGCCTTATCACATAAACGAGGATGATACTGTACATCCCTGTAGTGAAAATCAATTACCACTCCACTCATTAAATAAATGGATAAAATAAAATTCATAATGCCATACATAAAAAAATACCAACACACATACCAATGATGAATGGGTACAATATTTTTTTTAGTTGTTTTATTTTTTCTTGCCTTTCTCTTTTATTTAATACCTCTTGTTTATATCTGTCAAGAATGCGTTTGTATTCTTTCATTCTGTTATGATCTATTGTCATACTTTATCCCACAGGGTCGAAGCTTTAGTTAAAAATTGTATTTGTATATCTTTCCAAGTGTAAGAACTAAAGTCTGGTGGTGGAATTAATCTTGCCATATCTTGCACATTACCCTTTGCAAGTTGTACAATGTTCTGTCTGACTTTTGCTTTTTTATAATCTTCTGTAACACAAAATTTTAAATAATCTGGTTTTAACATTTCGCAGTTATCAGGTGTAAATACTTGGAAGCTATCTTGGTTTACATATAGCAAGTGTGGTGTTTTTCCAGTAGAATGAGAGTAGAAAGCAACTTGCTTGACGTGGTTTGGATCTGGTTCTTTAGGAATGTAGCCTTTAACCCAAGAGAAACCTTGCTTGGTGTTGGTTTTTCTTTTTGATCTATGTTTTGTTTTAAGTTCTATAATTGATTTCCTATCCTCGTAATCTATTCTACCTATCTTTGGCAAAACCAAACCTTTAAAATATTGATGGCAATATCTTTCACTTGCACTCTCATCATCTAATTTAAGATCCTTGATTGCAGTTACAGTCATCTTAATCATATCCGCAAGATACTGTTTTGTTTCCTGGTGTTGCTCAGCATCTAATTCATTATGCGGTTGATACTTTTCGTATTCTTTTATTTCATCTTTTATAATTTGATCTAAATCTTTTTTTTCATTTAATATTTTTTTATCAGCATCATACATATATTTAGATACATAACGCTGCGAAGCTCTGCCTACTGTAACTCCAGCAGTCATACGATAATTAATATTCATTAATCTTCTTTCTTCTTGTGTGAAGAAACAATATTTAATTAACCAATCAGAATCTAACATTGACTCTTGGCTTGGTGATGTGTGATCTAAGTTTAGTTTAGTGTAATAGGATATAAGTTCATCCTCATGAGTCTTAACTGGTATTTTTTCCATTGTTTTTTTATGTTGTTTTATGATTTGACATTTATACCGATTTGGAATACCTCGTCAAGAACAAAAAAACTAAACATAAAACATGACACTAAAAGAGTATAAAGATAGGAATAAACTTTCCTATAAACAGATAGCTGATCTTATTAATCTGCCATCTATGACAGTATATAGGTATGTAAATTCGCAACGAATACCGCATCCTAAACTAATGAAAAAAATAACAGACAAAATAGGTATAACTCCTAATGAGATCTATGACGAATACTACAACAAGCACAATTTTAAATAAGGTTTTAGTTTCTTGGTATGATATTCAATCTTGTGAGGGTGCTTGGAGTACGCACAAGGAAGTTCAAGATTTAAAATTAGCTGAGTGCCATACCATTGGATATTTATTTACTGATCACAATGATAAGAATCTTATAAAAATATTCTCAACCTACTCTACTGATGAAAGTGGAGTTATGGATTATGGTGATGTCAC